AAGCGTAGGGAAGCAGAAGAAAACCGCATTAAACGCCGTCAGAGGCTCGTACACGCCGTTATAGCTGGTTTAGCTATTGCCATAGTCGGAATAGGCGTAATCGCCGTCCTGATCGCTCTAAAGGCGACAGTCAGGTGAAGATTATCGTATTCATCATGGTGTTCATCTATCCAGACCGCCCTCTGGAAATGGAATATGCTTTTGTGAAGGAATGTCCCAGCCCTGAGAAGGTCGAGCAGTACCTGTCTCAGCACCCTGCCAGAAACGAGGTTATGGCTATCCAGCCAGCCTGTCAGATGATTGACCTAGGCAACGCCCTCTAAAAAAACTTAAAAATAATTTACTTTTTCCCTTGACGGCTGTTAATAGTTAAACTAGATTTAACTTATCAGAGAGAAAAAGGAGATTATCTGATGGATCAATTAAAATATTCTAAGTTTGTTGACGCTTATTGGGACAAGTACACCAACTTGGGCTATGACCTTTTTGATGTAAATACTGAGGAAGGAATGATTGATAGCACACCTGTTGATCTTTTTGAAGGTGGTGAGGAAGAAAAGGAAGCGGCGTTGTGTGCGCTTCATTATTTATGGTGCAAATTGATGGATGAAAAGGAGTCTGTCCAATGATCACAAAAGACAAGATCAAATCAAAATATCGCTGGCTCGACTTGGACGAGCTTGATTACAAGTATATCCAGTGGCACACACATTTTTCTCGTGGCACGATATCTGCTGGTGACTTCAGCCAGTTCGAACAGGCGTGGGTTGAACTGATGAACGAAAACATGACCGCCATTGATAGCGGCGTTGAACCAATCACAGGAGCGAATTATGAGTAAGTGTGCAGGTTGTGATCAGCACAACGCAGTGATTTATGATGACGAGGATATGTATTGTCACGATTGTTATAATGAAAAGAAAGAAATTGAGGAGACTGAAGATGAGTAAGCAAATTATCTTTATCAGCAAAGATTATCAGATCGAGGCTGACCATCCGAACTACACCTTGCAATCGTTTGTCGGCGGCAAGAAAGAGTGGCGCAATGTCGGCTTTTATTCGTCTGTTAAAAGCGCAGTCAAAAAGTTTATCGAGTTAAACCCACTGGATGAGAAAGAAATGACGCTGGTTGAGTATGCTGATCGCGTCATGGCATCCGCAGAGGGAATAGTTGAGAGGGGAATTAAGTAATGGCTAGAGTAATGATGAATGTAATTCTGGGTGGCTTTGCGGTGCTGTACTGTCTTAGCTGGACTAATATTCTTCACGATCAATACAATTTTTGGGGCTTGCTTTATTATTTCGGCAACCTATAATAGTGCCATGCTTATGGCATGGATTTTCCTCCCCGACTGACCCAGTGGTTTCTCTCCTTTCGCCACTGGGTCTTTTTTTGCCTAGATATTTAGTGTGAAAAATAGGTGGGTATTATTCCCATTACTTTTTGCCGTAATATTTGCTAACGGCGCGATTGCCGAACCAGAACGACATAATGGCGGCAAACAGCCCCTGTGTCTCAGGTGACCACATTAGCTCGACTGCATCCTTCCAGTCGCCGCCGGACTCCATCACCTTCAGCATGATGACCACCTCAACGCAGACAAACATTATGAAGAAGGCATAAGTAATAACAGGGCGCACACTGCCGCGCAGAGCGTTGACAAATCCCCCAGCGTCAATAGATCGGTCATGTTGATAGATACCCTTTGTTTCGGCGATGTCAGCCTCTGCATCTAGCTCTTGTAACTTGAGGCTAGAGCGAACCTGCATCAACTCGCCCTGAAGCCGCATCTCATCCAGCTTTTGCTTGTGTTCCTGACCAGCCCGAAAGTAAGCCAGAACCTCTGGCAAGAACGATGTCCCGAACCCTAACAGGCTACCTAGTAGCGTCATCATGTGAAATATCTCCTGATGGTTTGCTGTTGACATACAGGCCGAACCAAGCCGCCCCTGCGCCGACTATGACGCTGACGAATCCGGCCTGTGCATTGTTTGGATCAGGCAATGACATGAACCACTGACAGGTCTGATAGAAGACTATCATGTAACTGAGGATCAGTAGGCGTGGAACAATACGCCATGCGTCTAACTGTTTAGGGGTCATTGCCATTCACCTGTTCTCATCATCTCAGCCAAGTGTTCAGCCCTGTGACCGACTTGCTTGCGCCACATACTGTCAAGCATTTCATCAGCCGCCTTGCCATAGTCACCAGCGTGGATGGCATCCTTAGTGTTGCGGAACTTGTCGAAGCGTGGCTGTCCTAGATTGAACATCATGCTAATGATGACGGCCTTGCGTGGCTCGTTCAGGTTATCCCAGAAGGTGTATTTCTTGGCGGCCTCGATCACCTGATTAATATCGTTCATCAGCAAAAACTCTGCCTCTTTAGCAGAGATACCGCCGCCCAGACGCTCGTCTATCAAGCGTCCATAGCCAATAGTCAAATAACCCTCAGAGTCCTTGTAGGCGTGTTCTACAAAACCCTCATGCTGTTTGATCAAGTCGATCAGTTGTTGTGTATGATCCAAGGTCAACCTCTTTCTGCATCAGCTTACTTACCTCAACGCCCATATTGTATAAAACATTTTGCATTTCATTGTCACTAGCCTTGCCGCGCCCAGTCATAAACACCTCGACAGCCTCACCTGTATTGGGGTGAAAGCTGACAGTCACTGCCAGACCCATTCCTAGCTCTGTTGTTACGCATGGTCGTCTGTTGGGTAAGCTCATCTCTCAGTATCCTTATGGTTTGATCCCAGCTATCTATTTCGCGCTCTGGGCTGTTGAAATAGCTTACTGGCATTGTTAGTTTGATTTTGTCCACTGAGGATACAGGCATAAAAAAACACCCTCGCTGTTCAGAAGACACGAGGGCTAGGATATCATAATCCTCGCCAGTCGGAAATCGTTTATTGCCGCCTTTGCCTACTGGGAACTGCAAACTTTTTGTGCTTTGTTTCTGTGTGCCTAATCGTTTTGACCAGCAACACGATCTAACCTGTACCCGATAACATTCTCTGCCTTTATTGGCTATGAGGTCGAAGGCATCCTGTTGTGCCATCGAGCAAGCCCAGCCGCGCTGTAATATGGCGGCTGATGCCAAGTGTTCGCCAACCAGACCAGCAGTTGTGTTGCTGAGGTCTGGGTCGGCTATGTAAAGTTCAAGCGGCAATTTCGTCAAGTCGTTTTTTCACTGTGTTTAGGTCTGACAACATATACATATCAGCACGTTTATATTTCTTCTCCGCATAATACACAGTTGTGTGGTCTGTGCCAAACACTCTGCCGATATCTGAATAATTTGCCCTTGTGTAGCGCAGTGCCGCCACCATTGCCAGATGCCTAGCGGTGACAACGCTTTTCTGTCTCCGGCGGCTAACAATGTCGATCACAGGCACACGCTTTATCTCACTCACGATGTTAACGATGTCCTTGATCCTCACATAATGAGCATCACGGCGGTCATAGGCTGTCAAAGTCAAGGGTTTCCCGAACAAGACTTTTATTGCGCTCGATATTCTTGTTAAAGCATTCATGGTCACAAAATACCTCTCTTTTTGCGTTGGCTAGACCTTTGGTCTTCCAACTAAATTGTTGATTACAATAGTGGCAAGTGCCGTTGCCACCCCACGGATGCCGCCCAGTGCGGTCAATCTTTTTTGATTTCTTCACGGCGTTCAGCCCTTCTGCGTTCAAGTGCAACGGTTATCAACCGTGAAGCTAGGTCAAGTTGTTCGTCCGGCGATTGCCGATAAATAAACATATCGTCACAATCCTCTGCCGTCATAAGCAGACCGAACTCACGAGGCACAACCAGTTTGACCTTGCGGTTTTTGCTGGCTGTGACTTGTGGCTTGCGGCGAAACCTAGAAAGGAACGTCATCATCTAGGGCTACCTGTTGTTGCGCCTGTGGCTGTGCCGCACCGTTAGGCTTTGCGTCTTTTAGTGACAACGCAAGACTCATGTAAGTTTCGTTTTTAGCGGATACTTTGTTCCACGCTGAAAGCCAGTATTCCACGCCGTCAATCTCACATGATCCAGTCATGTCAGGTTGTTTAGGGTTATCCTTTTTGTGGTTCACAAATAGAACGCCTCGAAGGTTATTATCATAATCAGCCATGTGCTAGAATCTCCTGTTTGCGTTGGCTAAACAAAGCTCTTTGTTCTGGTGTCAGAGGTTCTGGTGCTAGAGACAAAGAGACACGGTTATAAAGAGTTTTAAGGCTCTCTAAGTCAGGTGCTAACCTGATTTCTTGGTCAAGAGGGATAGACACCTTCTTGAAATCTTTTGCTGGTGGTGGCGCAGACGGCGCAGGACTGCTTGCAACAGTCTGCGGCAGGTCTTCACCTTGGAATAGATATGCACCCAGTCCTAACACAGCTATGGCCTTTGCCAAACAACGCTGAAGCGACTTGTTCACCTCAAAGCTGTCTGGGTTCTGGATCGGCTTATTAGCGTGGTTAAGGACAGGCATGATCTCAGTAGCTGACTCGTTCATACTAGGTATATTGACCGTCACACTTACATAGGCATAGCCGTTACTATCAACCATAAATGGCAAATCAGATTCAGCCTTGTCGTTATACGCAACCTTTTTTGTATAGGTTGCATCAGGATAGTGGTCTTTAAGGATAGACCAAGCCCAAGCCCAACTTAAATAAGTGAAGCCGTTTTTCTTTTCGGCGTATTTGTTAACGTCAACGGCTGATAGTGTATTCCAAACTGATTTGTTTATAGATTCCATAGTGTCCTCGCTTCATCAATAAACTGGTTGTTCCAATAGAATGGATGGTTAAATTCTGGCTCTACCAGACCAGCAAGCACCTTGGGGTCGGTGCTGATTGCCAGTAGGTTTTGCCGGATCAAAGCCCTGCGCCGTAGGTCATACAGGCAGAACTCTAAACTTTCAGGCGATAACTTATCGCAGTTGTCTCGATCAAAATGCACAATTTCACTGTCACTGATGTACACAATGTTTGGCTTTAATCCTGTTGCCGCATAGTACACTGCAACTTGGCAAAGATGGTTATAGTCAGGCTCTTTTGGCATAG